GAAAGATATGCTAGGTCATCTTCTTCTAGGAGAGACAAAATGAATGAGTGTTATCGTGCTTACTCTAGTTGGATAGATGAAAATAAAAATCCTTATTTGTCAAACTTATTTATTCCTAAGACTCATGAAGCTGTTGAATTGCTTTCTGCTTTTCTTATAGGTAATAACCAAACAATTTCTGCTGAGCCAGAGGGTAATGGAGATGAAGTAAAGGCTTGCTTTGCCGAGAAATTACTTGACTTCCAATGGAGAAAAACTCTTAGTGCTAGACACGAGGTTTTGATTTGGGTTAAACAAGCCGCAACTTTTGGTAATGGAATAATGAAATTAGGTTGGAATTATGAGAAAAATTCACCATTTATGCACTGTGTAAATCTTCCTGATATTTATATGGATTATTACCAGAAAGATATTGATGGTGGTTGTCCAGTTATTCATAGAATAGTTGAGGTTAGAAAGAAAGTAATTGAAAACGAAATATATAACGATAATAAGAACTTATTGTCAGTAGCTAAAACTGGCTCTGAGGAAGATAATGGTACAAACTTCGCCTCTTATGATGGCTCTGGCAATTCTGCTGAGAGTAGTGATAAGGTTGAACTATTAGAAATGTGGACAAATGAAAGCGTTGTCACTATTGGAGAGACTGGAATGGGCTGGAAGATTTTAAGAAATGACGAGAATCCTTACGGGTTCATCCCTTTTGAGAAGGTTAGATTTAAAACATCTCCTCTTCCTAATAGGGCTTATGATACAGGTGCAATTGAGCCAACATTAAAGCTACAAATGGCTTTTAATGACATGGCTAACGAAGTTTTTGATAACGTTTCTCTTATTAACAACAAGCAATGGATTAAGAAAAGAGGTTCTAATATTAATCCAATGGATATGGTTAGACGCCCAGGCGGTGTTATAACTGTTGATAATATTGAGACAGATTTAAAATCAGAAGAGGTTGGCGATATCAAGGCTTCTGCCTTTGAGATGTTGAAGATATTAGATAATGAATTTCAACAAGCGTCAATGGTTGTTAATCTTTTGAAGGGTATTCCTTCTGGAGATACTGCAACAGAGGCTTCTATCGGTCAACAGAATGTTCAAACACTTCTTGATATGATTGATGGAAACGTCAAAGAGGCTCTGTCTAAATTAGGAGAAAAATTATTGAAACTAAACATCGATAACTCAGAAGAGAACTATGACATTAAAGTTTTCGAAGATGACGAAAGAGTTGTTTATGCAAACTTTAGTGCTGATGAGATTGACGGAAAGTTTGATGTTAAAATAATCCCTGATAGACAAAACATTTACAGCCGAGTTGTTCAACAAAAACAATTAACTGATATAATTGCTCTTTTGTCAAGAGATGAAATAACTAAACAGAAGTATCCAAACTTAATGGAAAAGGTTTACAAGAAATGGTTTGAAAATGCTGGATTCTCTGACTTGTCCTACTTCTTCTCTGATATTAAGCCAGAAGACCCAATGTTGATGGCTCAAGTTAATGGAGAAATGGGAGGTGGTGCTGGAGGTGCTAATATGAATGATTTCGCTGGTGGAAAGGCACCAAGAACCGAGGAAGGACTCAATCCTAATGAGGTAAATGGAGATAATAGTTCCCCTGTAATGTCTAATTTTAAAATCTAATAAAATCTAATAAAATATAATTTATGAACAAGGATGAAATAATGCAATACGCAGAGGACACTCTGGTTGCTTCGCAAGATATTTCTAATATGCTTAAGAGTGAAGGCTGGAAGATTTATAGACGAATATTAGATGATACAACTAAAGATTGCATTGACCTAAATAATATAAAGACTATCAAAGAATTAGAAGGAAGCAAGTTGGCACTGAGGATTATAAATTCAACGATTGATAAACTTAAAGGAATAGAATCTGAGGGTGCAGTTGCAAGCGATATGATTAAGAAAATAGAGGGCAAGTAGAAGGAAAATAGAATAAAAATAGAAAATGGTAAGAAAGGTCGATAACTCAAACCCCGATAAGGGACGAGTAAATTAAACAAAAAAATGGACATACAACTCCAAACCTCCGAAGCGGATTTATCTGATGACATCACTCTCCAGAGTGGTCAACCAGAAGATAATGATGAAGGCGGAGACGGTGGCGAAGGGACTAGTCAACAGATTGATTACAAACAGAAGTTCAGTCAAAGTTCCGCGGAAGCATTAAGGCTTTTAACCGAAAGCAAGGTTAAAGATGATGAGATTAAAAGACTCAGAGCCGAAAATGCGATGGCACTCTCTAGTAAAGAAAAGTTTGAAAAAGACCTTTCTGAACTAGACCCTGAAAAATTTGACATGGTCAAAATAAGGGAAGCACTCTTGGAAACAAACCGAACAATCGCAGGTATTAGACAGGAAAATGAAATTTCCTCTTTCTTGCGAGAGGTACCAGAGGCTACTAATCAGGTACAAGCCATTAAGGACTATATGAGGGTTTACCCTGATAAGAGTCCAGTTGAAATTTGGGAGACTGTTTTTAAACCTATTGTGGGAAACCCTAAGGCTCGAAAGCAGAAAGTCGACACTACGACATCTGGAATCGTAGAAATGGAGACCGAACATTCCATGGCTGATTTCAACAAAATGTCTCTAGAAGATAAAGCAAAATATCTTCGAAAGATGGGTATTAAGATGTAGGGCTTGTAACCTGTTTTAATACTTTTAACTTTTAGGTCGAAACTTTCGTAATTTAGGCAAGTAGAAAAAACAATGGCTGCTTCTATTGGAACAACCACAACTGCTGCTAAATTGCTTAAGAATTACTGGCATAATTTCTTTTTGGATAACCTTTATCAGAATACTCTCTGGACTGGTTTGACAAAATCTACCAAAGTTCCCGCAGGCTCTGGTAAGACCGTGTGGTGGGTAGGACTTAATAAAGTCTCCCCAGCTGGTGCCTCTCTCTCCGAGGGTGCAGACCCAGATTCACGTTCTTCCAATGCTCGCAGAATCTCTGGTGTTCTCGCCGAGTATGGTAACTTGATTAAAGACTCTCGATTGTTTATGGATACTTCTATTGAAGGAACCCGTGCTGCAATTTTGAAAGACTTGGCTCAAGACGCCGCACTTCAAATGGACAACCTCTTGTTAACCAAGGCGTTGGCTGGTGGAACTGCTATTTACCAGGGTGGTGCTTTGCACCGTTCTAGTATCGTTAGTGCTTCTACTGCTACCATTAGAGACATCCGAAGAGCTGTGAACTTGTTAGAGAAATCGTCAGTACCTCGTTGGTCAGATGGCTTCTATGTAGGATTCGTACATCCTGATGTAGCCTTCGACCTTCAATCCGACTCCGCTTGGACTGATATTGTAAAATATCGTGATACCGTTAAATACGATATCCCAGGCGAAATTGGTAGATTGTGGGGTGTTAGATTCGTTTCTGCACCAAACATCTCCTTGTTAGTGAACTCTGGTTCTGCTAATGTGGATATCTACCGAACACTTATCTTCGGCCCAGAATTTTTGGGACAATCCGAATTAGGTGCGTTGGAGATTGTTATTAACGAACCTGGTAAAACCTCTGAATTGAACATGTTCAATACTTATGGTTACAGATTTGTTATGGCAACCGAGGTTCTCAGTAATTCGAGAGCAGTAAGGCTTGAATCTTCGGCTTCGTTGGGCACAGACTAGAAATAGTTTGGTGATTCTATCAGAGGGAAAAGTCCCTCTGAGTGGCGGGGTAACACAGGACAATCTTGCCTGTCCGAAAAAGTGTTGCCCTTCCATTCAGGAGGACTTTAAAGGGGTTTAATATAATAATAATAAAACAATGAGCAAGAAAATTTCAGTTATCGTTTCGTCACATAATAGAGAGAAACTTATTAAAAGGAGTTTGATGTCTATTGTGAATCAGAGTTTTAAAGATTTTGAGTTAATCGTAGTGGATGACGCTTCTACTGATGGTTCAGTAAAAGTTATTAATAGAGTAATTAGTGAAAATCCAAGTGTTGACATTAAGCTGATACAATTGGATAATAATAGTGGTACAGATAGCAAGCCAAAGAATACAGGTATTATGGCTTCTACTGGAGAATATATCTGCTTTATGGATGACGATGACAAGTATCGCCCAGACGCACTTAAGATATTTATTAAATATGCTGAACAGAGCGGTGCTGATGTGGTATACTGCGATTACCTAATGCAAGATGATAAAGGTAAAATGAACCCAGGTTGGTCTTTGCAATTTAGTGCAAGCAACCTATCAAGATTTAACTTTATAACACCTATTACCGCTATCATAAAAGCTGATAAACTAAAGGCAGTTGGTGGTTTAGATGAAGATATTCCTAAGTTTAAAGACTGGAATATGTGGATTAGACTACATAAGAGCGGTGCTTCGTTTATGCATGTTCCTATTATTACATCTGAGGTTTATCCACAGAAAGGTTCTATTTCTGAGACAGTAGAGGTAAAATATGATGAAAATGGACAGTATTTACCGACATTTTTCTCACCTACTGATTGTAAGATTTACCCAGACAACACTTCTTTAGGCAAAAAAGATGACCTAAAAGTAGCTGTCTTCACTCTTACTAAGGATAGAATTTATTATACAAAGATAATGGCAGAGAATATTAAGAAAACTGCTGGTTATGAATACGATTGGTTTGTGATTGATGATGGCTCTACTGATGAAACAGTTGAATGGATTAAGTCAAATACTGACATTAAAGCATATCAATTACACGAAAAGAGTCTTGGTATTGCTACTGCTTGGAATGACGCAGTTGAATTGATTAAAAAGACTGGTAAATACGATATTATAGTTAAAATAGATAACGATTCAGAGATGTTGACAAGTGGTTGGCTTTCTGATATAGTATACATTAGCGAAAGAAACAAGAAATTTGTTCTTTCTCCTTATGTTGAAGGATTGGAAGATAGTCCAGGAGGTGTTTTAAGACAAAGACCTGATGGTCAAAGCCCTTATATCCTTATTGGAGATAAAGTTTTGGGAATAGTACCTTATGTTGGTGGTATTTGCTGGGCTTGTTCTGCTGATTTATACAATGATTTCAAATTTGACCCAGACCAGAGAGGAAATAAAGACTACTTTATCTCTCAATATGCAAAAAGCATTGGTTATTCATGTTTTTACATGGAAGAGCAACGAATATTGCACCAAGAAGGAACAACTGGTCAAAAGTTGAGATACCCAGAGAAGGAATTAGATAAGAACTTAAGCTAATATGGAGATAATCAAGACAGGAGAGTTCTTTGTTCCAAATCAATCTACTCCTTATGAGATTAAGGTAAATATTGAGAGATACTTATTTGTTCTACAATTCATTTCAGGGAAGAAAGTATTAGACGCAGGACATGGTGCTGGATTAGGTACATATTTGTACAGTTTGGTAGCTAAGAATGTGATTGCTGTTGATTACAATGATACAGCACAAGAATTTGCTAGAAGCTATCCTATTGGAAACAACGTTGAGTATATGAAATTGAATTTAGATGAGGATGATATGCCTGCTCACGAAGTTACTGTTGCACTTGAATCATTAGAACACCTTAATAACCCTGAGAAATTTCTTAGTGGATTAAAGAGCGAAAAACTAATATTCAGTCTTCCGTTGAATAGTTTAAGCACTTCTACATTTCACAAATATGATATTAGAAGCGTTGATGATGTAAAAAATCTTATTGGTAAGAGCCACGAACTAGAAAGCCTGCATGTTCAAGAAAACAAATGGGTTTATGGGGTTGGTCATAAGAAATAAAATATGAAATTTAGTATAATCGTTGGCTGTTATAATCAGCTAAAATACATACCAAGATTAATTGAAAGTTTAGAAAATCAAACATTTAAAGACTTTGAAGTACACTTCTGTGACGATGGTTCCAATGATGGGACAAAGGAGTTCTTTGAAAATGTTCAATTCTCTTTTCCACATCAATACCATAGACCATGGTTTAAGAGAGGATTTAGGCTTTCTAAAATGATTAACAAAGGAATTAGAAATGCTCAAGGAGATTACTGTATTTTCATAATGGGTGATAGTTTCTTAGAATTAAACTTCTTAGAAATACTTGCTGAGTGGGTAGA